AGCAATGAATATAGTGACCCATGCGAAAGCTCAATTCGATGCTTTACCTGTTTCCCAGTCACGATCGGATCTTGTAATTTTTGCTTGACATCTTCATCTTTGTCAGACTTATGGACAGCTTCTAAGAATTTTTCCGGATTATTATCAAATTCATTCCTGACAGCAACAGGTAAAGCATCGAATTGAGCTTTCGCATGGGTCACTATATTCATTGCTTCGTGAAAAGAGTCCGGGGCGGGGAGCGCACTGTCTATTGGCTGTGCACTCACAACGGGCAAAAAACCCGTTTTTTGCGCTTTCGCTACAATTTTATTTATATCAGCAGCAGCCGCTTCAGATTGACGAGTTAGACTTTCACCAACAATTTCAGTCTTAACGCGTGTACGCTCCGTACGAGCCTTAATGCGGGGCTTTTCTTGTTTTTTAACAGGTGCATTCATAATTACCTTCCTTTCTTACGGTTTTTAAATACATCATACCAACTCATAGGATTTAAGGCCGATCGACCACGTTTAAAGCTTAACGCATCACGACCATATTTACCAATTTTTTCTCGAACAGCCTTACCAGTATTAGCACCAGTACCCTTACCGCCCATCAATTGCATAGCACTATCAGCAGCCTCAGCAAGGATATCAGTAGTACGATCAATATTATCTTGAACATTACCTTGCTTATTTTTTAAACGAGCATCGGCTTTTATTTGTTTTTCAGTGGCTTTAAGATTTTTTAATTCCTGACCAAGCTTTTCAACACCAATAGCTGAATTGACCATATTACCAATATTATCGGCAGGATTATAAGCTTGTGCCATAGCAGAGTTACCAATAGAAGGTGTACCACCAGCAGACAATACAGGATTAAGACCAGCAGCACGCAAATCCGCCACTTCCCATTGGTGGCGGTTTTGCATTTGTTCTTTAGTAAATAGATTAGCTTCTCTAGCATTTTGTTTAGAAGCTTTAGCAGCTTTATTAGCGCCTATAACGGAACCAACGGCAGATATAACTGAGCCGATAAAACCAAAACGGCAGGAGCAATGACGATATAATATAAGATCAATTTTTTTCTCCATCATTTTTTTCCTTCAGATAGAAAGATACTAAGCAAAGAAGCAAGACCGACACTAACAATAGTACCGAGAGGAGCACCAGAGGAAGCAGCAGAAGCAATATCAGAGCCAACAACAGCTGCCTCATTAATATCAAAGATTTTATCAAGAGCCACGAGGAGCAATCCGACACCAGCATACGTAGAAGGTTCTTTAAAACGGGCATGCATATTTTTTATCCTTTCCTAAGTAATTAAACAAATATTTAAGAGTATAGATACCATTAGGACATTCTAGAGTGAAGATATGGCGGGGAATACCTGTCATATCAAATAAACCCCGCCAAGATTCAGAAAATACAATCATTAGAACCTATTACCAAGCATTGGAATAGAATAAGTAGGCATAACGCGAACATGATTAACGCGAGCAGCAATATCAACTTTAAAAGCAGGTTCATTAGTAACAGCAGTAACACGATCAATAGGTGTATTTTGCTGAATAAATGCAGAATTTAAAGCTGGTAGTGAAGCAAACTCTTCTGAAAGATGCCACACATCTAAAGATTGAGCGTCATTAGAACGCATTTTTCCAGTAATCATAGACTTGCCGTAACGATATTCAGACCATCTTTCTTGATAACCAAAAGTATCCTCATCAGCAGAAGTGCCTTGAGCATAGATCTCTTTATTTAAAACAGCTTGTTCACCAAGATTAGCAAGAGCAGGCATATAATAATCATAACGAGTTCTACGTGAGAACGATCTATGTAAGCCCTGCTGATAAGTAAGATCAGCGCGAACATTAAACAAACCGATAACATGTCCATGCTCGACAAATGACTTGGTAATTCTGAACCCATTAATAACGGCAGTAGCAACAGCAGCAAGGGTTCCGAGTTCAGTTGTATTTGTTTCCGATGTTTGAGGGAGGGGATCAACATTAACACGAAAACTATGACCGCCTAAATATTCAGGACGTTGTAAACGACTATCAGGAGAAGTAACACCGAAATGAGCACGAAGGATTTCAAAGTAACGAGTACCACCACGAGCATCCATCTGTAACAATTCTTGTAAAGCAAAAGCTTCATAAAGTGAGTAAATCGTGGGGGCGGAAGCATCAGAGAGATCAGCATATAAAGATTGACTATCATCACCTAAACCATTTGAAGATAAAACAGTATAAGTTGAAGGAGTTAGAAATTTTTGAGCATCCGATTGTGCAGTAGATTTTACAGTAACAGAAGAAGCTGCAGAAGCATCAGTAGCAATAGGGGCAGAAGTACCGAGAGGCAAATCAATGCCAGTACCTTTTTGAGGACTAGGAAGACAAGACGTAAAGTAGTCATGAGACTTATTCCTTTTTAATAGAACATAATCAGCAAGAGTATCAGGACCATCATCAACATCTACGGTAACACTATCCTGTAAGTTTTGATCACGGAACCAATCGTTCCAAATCTTATTATACATACGATGTAAGTGTGTATCGACACGAAGATCAGGAACTTGTGTAGGAATACCAAGATAATCCCAAAGAGTTTCATTAGCTACACCAGTTCCGGCAGTAGTTGTAATATAAGGAGTTGAATAATCAATACTATCGGCAGGATTATCTCTCTCACCTTGAAGTTTTACCCAATTATCCTGAACTATACGGTTAGGGCAAAAGAAGAAGAAACAATCCAAATATAAATTATCCATAAAAGGTGTGAGCGGTGTAATCATACGCGCGATAGCATTAAAATCGCCAACAAAAGTATCACCGGGAAGAATTTCATCAGTAAAAAGAGGATATAAATAATCTTCATCAATAGTAGTTACATGACGAAAGGGTCTTTTAAATGAAGACCGTGGAAGACGTGCTTGAGGTACGCGAGAAAATGAGTGTTCCATTACTGAGGGGAACTGTTGTTGCATATATGATCCGAACATTTTTTTTCCTTTCTATTTAAAATGAGCACTTTTACGACATGCTCAGGTCGCACCCTAGAAGGGATTACGTAGCGTTAGCTATATGTTTCTCCATAGGTGTGGGTTGCAATGTATCGTCAATTTTTACATCCATCCCATTGGCTACAGAAACTTTATCAATACCAGTAATAGTACCGTCAAGCTCATTGAAATCACCAACATAAAACAAGGTAAAGTCCTCAGGGTGTGCAACAATAACTGTCCTTTGGTCTTTAGAGTTAACAGCATCAGCGAAAGCTCTAAGCGCATCACCTCTAGCCGAATGGATAAATGGGGCAGACCATGTTTCAGATTTGCTATCGTAAAGAGAGTAAAGTTGTTTAATTTTAACATTTGACATTAGTTTTCCTTTCTAGGTAAGAATTTTGCCTTTTGTTCCTGAATCATCTCACGAACAGCCAGCCTTTCAGTTGTGTTATTATCAGCGTGTTCCATAGCCTTGTCAATACGCTTTTGTTTATTTTCATCAAAATAAAGGGGAGCAATATTTTCAAGCAGCTTGTCGTAATATTTTGGAACAGGAACAGGGTATTCTTTTGCAAGAACACTATCATTAACAAGAACCTCTTTATGGAATTTTTGTAGCCACTTCATGCCAAGACCAGGCATACGAGACATGTTATTATATTCAGGTTCTAATATATGAATTTCAGCAGTATTAGGATCAAATCGCTCATAGTGAGTTAAGCCTGTTTCGGGATCAGGTTCATCAGCACCTTTTCCAGTAACTTTTTTAGTAGTATAACGAGCGACATATCCTGCACTGTCAATGGTAACGTCCCCGAGTGTGCAAAATCCCATTGGAATTTTAGATTGGGGATCAGTCCATAAATCTTGTAAGGCGTCTGATGTATATAACCGATTACCATTAACGACCTTGTAGGGACGTTTGTCCAAAAAGTCGTGATTGAAGATAATGGCATGATAATGCGGCCTTCCGATAGTTGGTTTGTAACAACATTTTTCATTTGAACAATTCCTTTCATTTTTAAAACAATAGAAACAATTTTCACCATATTCACCGCACATATAAAATCGGATGCCAGCACCATAAGCATTTCTAAGACGTTTGATAAAAAGCTCGAATTCCGACTTTTTACCACGTTGGAGAGACCAAGTATCAGATAAGCCTTTTTCAAAACCAGCAGGATTTTGTTTTCTACGATAGAGCCAATCATCATTGAAAGTAAGAGTTATAAAACAATTATTTTCGTAAAGTGAAGCCTCATGAATACAGCGAACAGACCATTCTCTGGCCTTATCTAATCTACAGCCAATACATTGGCCGCACTTGTGTTGGAATTTTTGTCCACCCATTTTTTCACCCTTTAAGATCGTGACTGGGAAAC